TAGATCTTATAACACCAGATGTTTTAGGTGAAGTTGATTTTGCTGTAACAGACGATAAATATACTACAATAACTATAGAAGGTCCTAACAAAGATATACTAGAACGTATCGTAGAGGTTAAACATAAGATAGCAGAAGAGAAAAACGGTTTTATTAAAAGAAAACTAGAAGACAGATTAGCTACTCTATCTGGCAGTGTTGGTATTATACGCGTAGGTGCTGACTCTAAGGTTGAGCTTAAAGAAAAGAAAGACCGTGTTGAAGATGCTATATATGCTACTAAAGCTGCTATACAAGAAGGTATCGTACCAGGCGGCGGCGTTGCATTGCTTAACGCATCGGAAAAAATTTTAACCAGCGAGGCTGGTGAGGTACTACTACAGGCTATAAGATCACCATACGATACTATATTAGAAAACGCAGGGCATACAGATACTAGACAATGCGATAATGATTGTGATGATATGTGCGATGTAGGTATAGGTGTAGACGCTATAACAGGTGAGTGTGTTGATATGGTTGATGCTGGTATTATAGACCCAGTACTTGTAACTAAGACTGCGTTGAAGAACGCTGTGTCGGTAGCTTTAACTATCATGTCAGCTGATTGTGTAATTTCAAATGTACGTATTAATGAAGGCAGTTAATGATTATATAATTATAGAAAAAATAAAAGAGCAGAAGACTACATCAGGTGGTCTTCTACTTACAGATGATACTGACACCGATAACAGATATAAGAAAGCTAAAGTTGTATCTGTAGGTGATCTAGCTAAGATTATAAAAGTAAATAGTGTAGTTATGTATGATATGCATGCTGGTCATGATATAGATGTGCTAGGTGTTATGTATAGAGTTATTAAGTTAAGAGATATAGTATTAGTAGATGAGGATAACAGCTGATGACATAAAGCAAATACAGTTATTTAAGTACTATAGAATAGTGCGTAAGTGGATATGCAAGGCTAATAAGATAAACGATGCTGATCTAGAGTTATTAATATATTTAAATTGCTTAAACAGATTTACTAGAGACGAATTCATCAACGGTGTATATGCTTACTCATGGGATAAACACCGCTGGGAAAGACTACGTAGAGACGGATGGATAGATGTATGGCGAGAAAGAAACCGTACAACAATGAAGTATGCAATTTACAAAACGTCATTTAAGTGTAATCATATGATAAATAGGATATATAGAATTTTGCTTGGCGAAGAAGATATACCTGTTACAATTAAAAACCCTTATTACAACAATAAGTCTTACACAGATAAGGTTATGAATAAGGCTATTGATGATATGATTAAAGACAAAGACAGATGACAAACAAAGCGCCTATATTAAGAAAAAACTTAGAAAAAGGTATATCGGCTGAAGCTAATCTAGATGGTACTATATTTATAGATAAGTCTGTAAAGAAAGGTAGTGATAAAGAAAGATCTATTATAGCGCACGAAGAGCATCACTTAAAACAATTTAAAGCAGGTGAGCTTCATTATAACGACTTTACTGTAGTATGGCAAGGTGAAACTTACAAGAGAAAAGATGGTATGATAGAGTATAACGGTAAGTTCTACCCTGAAGGCCATAGTATATTTCCTTGGGAGCAAGAAGCAGAAGCTGCTGAACATCCATATTGTATGGCTTGCTTTGATACTAGTGAGCTTAAAAAAATAAAGCCACCTAAAGATAATTCATTTGACACTACGCAAGAGATTAAAGAGTTGCAAAGAATTATCACAGACAAAAGTTTTGTGCTAAAGCATGATGACATGCCTAAAGCTTTTGCTAGAGTAGCGAAGAAGAAAAATGTAAAAGACTTTGATAAAGACTTAGCACAGTTATTAATTGATAAGTCTGGTGAACTAATAACAGATTTAAAGAACTACTTTAATAGACCTAGGCCTAAAGTATTAGCAGATAAGATGAATTTAAAGCTAGATGTTGTAGATTTAGTTTCAGCTAAGTCAATGTCATACCCATCTGGTCATTCAGCTCAGGCTTTTTTAATAGCTAAAATACTTGGAGATAAATATCCAAAAGCTAGAGAAGCTTTTAAATACTTAGCTAAAAAAATATCTTATAGTCGTAGAGTGGCTCACGTTCATTATAAAAGTGACAGCAAGTTTGGTGAGATGATAGGTAATACTCTATATAGTTATATTAAAAACAAAACATAATGAGCTTACTAAAAAAAGTGTTATCAAGTGGCGCTGGTAAACTTATAAAAGATGTTGGTGGAGTTTTAGATAACCTCACCACTTCTAAAGAAGAAAAGTTAGCTGCTGAGCAGAAGATTAAAGAATTAATATCTAGCCATGAGCTAGAAATGCAGAAGCAGGTAACTAACCGCTGGGAAGCAGATATGAACTCTGACTCTTGGCTATCAAAGAACGTTAGACCATTAGTGCTTATATTTTTAGTTGTATCAACAGTATTAATGATATTCATTGATGCTGGCGCTATATCTTTTAACGTAGAGCAAAAATGGACTGACTTATTACAACTAGTATTAATAACCGTGATCGGTGCATACTTTGGTGGTCGATCATTAGAAAAAACTAAAATTAAATAAAATGGCAAAGAAAGAAAAAATAGTAGACTTAAAACCTAAAACTAGTAAAGTCACAGACGAAGAGTTAAAAAAACTACAAGACGTAGTTTCTAATATAAACAACCTACAATCAGAGATAGGTAGAGTTGAGGCTCAAAAGCATGGGTATCTGCATCAGCTGGCTGTAGTTAGAGATGAAGCAACTTTACTGCAAGGTGAGTTAGAAAAAACTTATGGAACTGCTAACGTTAATATTAACGACGGCTCTATACAATATCCTGAAGATGGAGAATCACGTAATTAGAAAGATCACTATAGGCAAGGACTATAAGAACGATGCGATGCATTATGCTGTTGGTCAAGATGTCTATGGTGGTCATACGATATGTGATATACTAGAGGAAGAACAAAAGTACTCTATTTATATTAGAAAGCAAGATGTAGTTATACCGTGGAAAGACTTTAACAAGAACATGGCTATATCTGTTGAGTATGATCTCAACTATTAATGAGACCTATATACAACTTTATAATAAAGCCTCACGGTGAAAGATATAACAACTCTACTAAAGTAGACGGTAAAGATCTAATATTAAACACGGAAATATTTAATCATCAGTATGTTAACCGCGAAGGCATTATTATCTCTTCTCCTATTTATAATCCTCATAATCTACAAGAACAAGACAAAGTACTAGTACACCACAATGTATTTAGAAGATGGCACAACGTTAAAGGTGTTGAGAAAAATACTAGAGGTTACTTAAAAGAAGATCAGTACTTAATTTCTGAAGATCAAGTGTTTATGTATTACAGAGATAATACATGGAACGCTATGCCTGGTTTTACTTTTGTTAAACCTTTAAAATCAAAAGACGAATATAGCTTAGAGCAAGAAAGACCTTTAATAGGTATTGTTAAATATTCTGATGGTACTTTTTTACCTACACAGTTAGTAGGCTTTAGGCCTAGTAGTGAATACGAGTTTATTGTGGACGGTGAAAGGTTATATAGAGTTATGAATAATTTTATTACAATTGAATATGAATACAAAGGAGACGAAGAAGAATATAATCCAAGCTGGGCGCAAAGCCGTTGAAGAGCTTATTAAAGTAGCTGAAGAGCCTATTGTAGATTCTGATGATGATATATCTGCTGATAGACTTAAAAATGCTGCAGCTACAAAGAAGTTAGCTATATTCGATGCTTTTGAAATACTAACTCGTATTGAAGACGAGCAGCGGATATTAAATGATTTAGATAAACCACAGGGTGCTAAACCTAAGTTTCAAGGTTTTGCAGAAGGTAGAAGTAAATAATGTACGAACAATCACTATATAAAATAGTAGAGCCTATAAAGTTAACTACTATTAATAGGCTTAATAAAGGTAAGAAGTGGGAGTATGGCTATGACAAACAAAGCGATGTTGTAGTTATATCTAAGTCTGGTCAAATAGGTGATATAATACAGATACAAGGTTTAAACATAGCTTTACCTAAACCTCCTAAAGATGTATATAAATGCTCTAGTAAAAAGTCAGAACAGAAGTGGTGTAAGTTTAAAACACCAGATGCTTTTTCTAAAATAAAAACTAGGTTTGACTGGGAGGGCTATCCTAAAGATTTTAAAGAAAAGTACTACAGCTATATAGATCAAGAGTTTAATAGAAGAGATAACGGTTTTTGGTTTACAAACCATGGTAAGCCTACATATCTACCTGGTAGCTACTATATGTATCTGCAATGGAGTAAAATAGATGTAGGTGCTCCAGACTTTAGAGAAGCAAATAGGTTGTTTTTTATATTCTGGGAAGCCTGCAAAGCAGACAGACGCTGCTATGGTATGTGTTATTTAAAGAATAGACGATCTGGTTTTTCGTTTATGAGTTCGGCTGAAACCGTTAACTTAGCCACGTTAGCAAGTGATAGTAGATTTGGGGTGTTGTCTAAAAGCGGTGGTGATGCAAAGAAAATGTTTACTGATAAAATAGTACCAATAAGTCTTAACTATCCGTTTTTCTTTAAGCCTATACAAGACGGTATGGATCGTCCAAAGTCTGAGCTTGCTTATCGTATACCAGCTAAAAAGTTTACGCGCCGTAAGATGCGTGAGAACGAAGTTGAAGACGACATGCAAGGATTAGATACTACTATTGACTGGAAGAACACTGGTGATAACAGTTATGATGGTGAGAAGCTAGCATTGCTAGTACACGATGAAAGTGGTAAGTGGGAAAGGCCAGATAATATTTTAAATAACTGGCGAGTAACTAAAACTTGTTTAAGGTTAGGTGGTAGAATAGTAGGCAAGTGTATGATGGGATCAACATCAAACGCTTTAGATAAAGGTGGTGATAATTTTAAAAAGCTTTACAATGACTCCAACGTTGCAAAGAGAAATAGAAATGGCCAAACAAAGAGTGGTTTATATTCTTTGTTTATCCCAATGGAGTGGAACTATGAAGGATTTATTGATGAGTTCGGACTTCCGGTTTTTGATACACCAAGTAATGATGTTCGAGGGCCGCATGGTGAATTAATAGATATAGGTGTTGTTGATTACTGGGACAACGAAGTTGAAGGTTTAAAAGAAGATCAAGATGCACTTAATGAATTTTACAGACAATTTCCTAGAACAGAAGAGCACGCATTCAGAGATGAAACGAAAAACTCTTTATTTAATCTTGTTAAAATCTACGAGCAAGTTGATTACAATGAAGGAAATAGAAATTCATCTGTATTAACCACAGGTAACTTTCAATGGGTTAA